CTCCCTTCTATCAAAAGAAAAGTTATGGATGAGAGGGTCTGGTCAGAGATGACCAGTGTCCCTCTTTGGTACAACCCGACCTCTAAAGGGGAAAAGGTTGTCCCGGATGTGCTCCAGCCTTTCATGACTGGAAAACACTTCCTTTCGACAAAACAAGTGCCGTCGGCACTTATTTTGGCGAAGGCCGGTTCGCAGACAGTGTCTGCTAACCGGTCACATCTGCTCAAACGAGGATTCTCGATTGACCAGATTGACTGGGATGAAAACGGTCAGTCCGTTATCACCTCAGTATCCGGGCAAGATGGTGTACCACCATCGTACTCGGCATCACTTTCCTCGTATTTGCGCGAGTCAAGTGATCTAATGGGATCGGTTTCTCAGAATGCCGATGCCATTGACGAGGAGTACGAACACTCAGGTTCGGAAACCTCGGACGTGGAGTCGCTCTTGGAAAAGAGCGGCTCCACGCTAATCCAGCGGAGAAAGAAACTTTCTCACCGGATTAAGTACGAAGACCCATGGAAGATCCATGCGGCCGTCGCACTCGCGGCTATTAGGAACCAAGAGGCTCCTGATGTCGTCGTCTGGTCTGGAGACGGTATCCGTCTCCAAGACCCGCTCCCAGCCCGGCTTTTTGGGCCAAACTGGGATGGATCTCTGCGGAACAAGTTACGGTTCCACAAGATCGCGAGTAGTGATGTGAAGAATCACATCATCTACCGTCACACTCATTGGGGCCGAAGGCTCCGACAAGAGTGTAGCGACCCAGAGTCCAAAATTGGACACTGGGCACGCACCCTCAAGACCCGGTTAAACCGGTTCCTGAGCGGCGGACCCGATCCCCTCTGGACTTCAGAGGAGAAAAGGATCTTGTCTCGAGGTGAGTCTTGGAAGACTCGCGATCGAGGCGCGCGATCTCTAAGGCTAATTGAAGTCTTAAAGACCGTGGACGGGATATTCACTCAAAGATATTTGGCGAATCCCGCGGAAGTGTGGACATGGGACAGATACGACCTGTTCACACTTGGGAACCTGTCTCTTTTACTAGGAGACGAGTTCCTCGATGGCGAGTTGCCTCTAGAGGCAATCGACATCCGTACTTCCTATTCCACACTGAAGTGGACTAGAAAGTGGTTTAAGCAGGCTTCTCATAGAGATCTGCTCAAACGCGAGACCAAGCCCCCGTCCGAAGGACAGGAATGGTCTCGGCTTCTCTGGAGAACATGGACAGTTCTTGAGGAAGCCTCGGGATACGAACGTCTATTGATAATAGGCATTCTATCTCAGACACGAGGTTGCGGAACTCCGCCACCCCTTGTCGTGCTTCAGTCGAAACGGAAATTTATAGAAACCGTCTCGCTGGAGCCTCCCCCAGAGAACGCCACAACGCGTACTCTAAGGAGAATGGCTATCGAGGAGGTTTTTCAAAACCTCCCCGTAGCCGCCGTGACCGGACTCTCGACTAAGTCGAGAGTAACGATCACATCCGCAGCCTGCTGGGAGAAAACTCGCAAGCAGGGCGGAACCACGGAGCAAATCAAAGAATTGCTTTGCGACCGTGATCCGATGCTTCAGATTCCAATCAGGAACCTGGACACCGGTAGTGTCGAGCGGTGGTTGTTCCACGACCAGTTCGACACTGTTGGAGAACTTATCTTCTGGGTCTGTCTAGACCGAGTTCTCCACACACCACCAGCAGAATTGCGCAAGGCATTCTTGACTGTGGTGAAGGAACCGGGTAAAGCTAGGAGCGTTACCAAGGCCCGTGCTTGCCTCAAAGTCGTCCTCGATCTTGTGAGCAAGTTATGCGCGGAACCCTTCGCCAAAGGGATCCGTAGCAGCCAGTCTGGGATGAAAGCATCAAACCATGGCTGGAACTTTTTCAACTCATTCTCGAATGAGATTGAAAGAGCTGAGACCTTCTCCCTGTTATCCAGGGAGGAGAACTCTTTCGAAGGTTACGTCGAACGGACGGACACCTTCGAAGACCTCTATGTGTCTTCTACGGACTACAAAGAGGCCACCGATTCAATGCGCCATGACGTGGCGCGTGATCTCGGTGTACCTTTGATGACCAAATGTGGTATACCAAAGGTACTGCAGGGTATTGTAGTAGAAACTTGCTACAAGACCCGGCAGATCTACTTCAAGGCCACAGGCCTTTTAGCAGATCTTGGGGAGCGCACGGATATGGAAGATATCCATGTGATCACCCTTCGTCAAGGAGTCCTCATGGGGGACCCTTTGACGAAGCCTGTCCTACACCTCATCAACGTGTGTGACAGGCTACTGCAGAAGCGACTCCTAGAGCCTGACTTCTACAGCCGGCTACGAAACTCGAATGAGATTTCGCAGCTTCTATCAGTCGTTAAGAGTAAACTTAACGCCTGGTAGCTATCCCAACCTGCCATTTAAGAGGTGGTTTGGGGTAACGTATAGCCCCTAACTGGGGAGCATTTACG